CATGCGCATGGCGAGCAGGAGTTCCGCGGCGGCCCAGCCGGGGGCGCCCATCTCGCGGGCGGTGGCGAGCGCCGCCGGCATGTCGAGGTCAAAGCCGGCCATGGTCGCCGTGGCGCAGGTGGTGCCGGCGGCCCAGACGGCGGCTCCCTCGACGCTGGCCGGGGCTTGGGCGGCGTAGGGGCAGGCGAGGCCGCAATCGCGATCGAGGGCCGCGCAGCCGCGGCAGTAGTCAGGGCCCTGGCCGAAGTGCCAATCGGCGCGGGCCCTTAGCCGTTTCCCTCCAGGGCCACCGCGGCGACCGGGCCGGTGGCGCGATCCCAGAAGGCGGCCGCCATGTCGTCCATGTCCATCAGGCGCTCGACGGCCTCGGGCGAGAGCGGCAGCGGCTTACCGGCGGCGTCGCCAACGCCCTCCCAGGCGGTGACGGCGTGGCGGGCCAGCGCCTTGACCAGGAGGGCGAAGGCCAGGCCGCGGGCCATGTCGGGATCGAGGTCGGCCTCTGCGGTCCGCAGCGCGCCGAGGCGCCGCGCGGAGCCGGCCTGGGCGGCTGCCATCACGGCGGTGGTGACGGGGCGGATTTCCACGCGGACTCCGCGCGGCAGGTCGAGCCAGTACGGCTCGACCGGGAGGTCGAGGGTGAGCATGGGGTTCTCCGTTGTTCCGCTTGGGTCTTGTCCGCTCGGCGAAGCTGCCGCCGAGATGTCGGCTATTGCTGGTGCGGCCTCAGTCCCGCCGCGCCAGCGCGCTGCGCAGCCAGGCAAGTCGGTCCGCCACGGCTGTCTCGGCGGCGGCCTCCGCATCGCGGTAGGCGCGCAGCACCTCCTCGCCGAGCGGTGTGAGCCGTGCCCCGCCGCCGCCTGTCCCGCCCATCGCGGTCGCCACCAGGGGCTCCCGGAAGTCGGCGTTCAGCGCCGCCACGAGGTCGTGGGCACGTTGGTAGCTCATCCCCATCTGCCGCCCAGCCGCGGCGATGGAGCCCGCGTCGCGGATGCCGGCCAGCAAATCCGCCTTGCCGGGCCCGAGCGCCACACCCTCACCGAGCGCGAGGCGCAGCGTTAGCGCCCGGCGCGCGCCCTTCTCCCTACTGCTTCGCTTCGCCCCCATCGGGCGAGGGAACCACGGTGTCGGCAGAGGCGCCACCGCCGCCAGTTGCAGGCAGCAGCCACCGACCGCTATCTACAGAGAAAGATAGCGACAGGAGAGCCCCATGGTCCGACGCAGTCCGTCGAACCAGACCCGGCACGGCCGGCTCGGCCCTGTCGAGGGCGCCGTGGCGTTCGCCGCGCGTCCGCGCCGGGCCTGAGGTGACGCCATGGCACGACGCAGCGCCGCATGAGAACCTCGTCACTCTCCGCGCTCGGCTGGGGGGCCGCCATCGGTACTCTGGGCGGACTGATCGGCCTCGGCGGTGCGGAGTTCCGGCTACCGGTCCTGCTTGGCGTCTTTGCGCTGGCGGCGCACCAGGCGGTGCGGTTGAACTTGCTGGTCAGCCTCGTCACCCTCGGCGCCTCCGCGGTGGCCAGGCTCGGCTTTGGCACGGCGCCGGACCTCTGGCCGCACGCCCCGGAGATCGCCGCGCTCACCCTTGCTGCGATGACAGCGGCGTGGTTCGGCGCCGGATTGCTCACGCGGATCGACGCCGTCCGGCTGACGCGCGTCATCGCCGTGCTGCTGGCCGGCATCGGCACGCTGCTCCTTGTCGAAGCTATCGCGGGAGAGGCGCTGCACCTCGGGGCGGAGCCCGGCGGTTGGTGGCGCGCCCCGGCGGGCGCCGTCGCCGGGGCGGTCATCGGCCTCGTCTCCTCGCTGCTCGGCGTGGCGGGGGGCGAACTCATCATCCCGACGCTGATCTTCGGCTTCGGCCTCGACATACGCGCGGCAGGTTCCGCGAGCCTCATGGTCAGCCTGCCCGCCGTGGCCGTCGGCGTGCTGCGCCATGCCCGAGCCGGTGGCTACCGCGACCGCGCGGTCTTGCGTGGGGTCGCTGCGCCAATGGCGACCGGGTCGATCCTCGGCGCGATGGCAGGGGCCGCACTGCTGCCCTTTATTCCGGTCGACGCGTTGAAGATCGTACTCGGCGCCATCCTGCTGGCCTCGTCGGTCAAGCTATGGCGCAAGGGCGCCGCGAAGGCCGCTGCCGCGCGGGAGGCAGTTGCTCAACGCTGAGCGGACGCCGCACGGCATGTGATCCAAGGATGACGATTACCCCTGAACCAGGAGGCTTCGCATTTTGGCACATACCGGCGACGCCACGAGCGTCACGCGTACTCCGTCCCCGCCTGCTGGTTCCGCAGCACCGCCGTCATCATTCGCGTCGCCGTGGCGTTGAACGCGGCCCTGAAATCGAAGCTCGCCTCCACCCCGGCTGGCCCCTCGATCGGCGTCTTGGCCAGCGCCAGATAGACCTCGTGCAGCGTGATCGTCAGGCTGCGGTTGGCGTCGATCGTGAAGGCCAGCGCGAATTCCGCCGAGGTGCCGGCCTGTGCCTGGGCGAGCAGCGTGGTGTTCTCGAAGCGCACGGTGATCTGGCCCGTGCAGCGCGCAATGCCCGGATCCACGCCCTCGACGCGACGATCGGCGCGGATGGTCCGCACCGCTTCCATGCCGTTGGCGTAGGTGAGCCGCGCGCCGGTAACCTGCGCCAGCGCCGAGCCGCTGCGGGTGATGGATCCCTGCGCCTTGTTGAATGCCGTGTAAGCCGCACTGGTCGGCGTGCCGCCGGAGGTCGCACCCGTGCGCGCCGAGCCCTGGCCGAGCAGCCCGAAGGTCGCCGTCGCCGCTCCGGTCGGCGTGAAATCCATCTCCAGGGTGTCGGCGCGCACGCCAGTGCACACGTCGAAGCTCGGCACGTCCGGGTAGCCGATCTCCATCGCGTTGCTCGGCAGCGAGGCCGCGCCCGAGCCGAAGGTGTGGATGAAGTTGGTGCTGCCCGTGGTGGTGGGCGCGCCGAGCAGCAGACGAAGCCAGTGCCCGATGTTGATCAGGTCGACCGGCACCACGGCCTGACCGGCGACCGTCACGGTATCCAGGAAGGGCGCGGCGGGATCGCGGTTGCTACCCACGCCGATGACGTCGGCATCGAGCAGCGGCTGCTCGGCGCCGAGGTCGCAGGAGAGGAACGGCATGCGCCGCCAGTTGCTGCCGGGCGCGGTGCCGTAGACGGTTTCGGGCAGCATGAGCAGGCGGCAATTCGCGCCGATGGCACGGGGCATGGGCTTTCTCCGGAAAAGGGATCAGGCCAGCGGCGAGCCGGCGACGGTGAACCACAGGGTGACGGGAATGGCGGCGGCACGCGCCGCGGCGGCCCCCTCGAACTCGACATCCTCGGAGGACGCGCTGCCGGGCTGCGCCCATTCGACGGCACCGCCGAGGGTGCGGTTCGCGGTGATGGCGGCGGCGATGTCCACCAGCAGCGCGTCGAGCAGCGTGCTGCGCGCGGCGGGCGTGGCGCCGGCGACGGTGATCTCGACCTCGGCGCGATGCTCGATCTGCCAGGCGAGCGGGGAGAGGATTGGCGTCTCTTCCACCGTCTCGCCATCTCGGACCACCACCAGCCCGCCAGCAGGAATGCGCTGCGGGATGGTCTCGCCGCGCAGCACCAGCGGTGCCGGGTTCCGAACGGCCAGCGACGTGGCGAGCCGGCTGTGCAGCGCGGCGATGGCGGTCTCGCGCGCGCTCATGCTGACCGCCCGCTCTCGCGCTCCCAGGCCGCCACGAAGCGCCCCGGCAGGCGCCGCAGCCCGCGCTCGGCGGCGCCGCGCACGTCGAGCCGCTTGGCGAGCTTCACCTGGGGCAGCAGGAGGAACATCGGCACCATTCCCTGCTCCAGCAGGCCGCGCGCCCAGGCCTCGCGGCCCTTGCGGTTCGCCGTGCCGACCTCGGTGACGCCACCCGCCACCAGCCTGGTTCTGCGACGCCGCCCGGTCTGCTCGCCCTGGCGAAGTGGCAGGCACCACACGAAGCCGCGGCCGGATTTGAATGGTCGCAGGAAGGCCTGGCCGGAGGCGACCATCTGCGCCGGGGTGACGCGCATGCCCTTCTCGCCACGTCCCCGGCGCC